GGTAAGTTAATTTTTGGTAGTGCCATACTATACTCCTATAATTTAAAATTGTATCACTTATATTTTTCCAAATGCATTACCAAGTCTATCTAATTTATTGATAGCATCCTGTATGCTTGTAGGTTTCCCACTTTTTAATGTTCCTCTTACCGCGTCTCCGAAACCAGCAATATCTCCAAGGATATCTAACAAGCCACTTGCTCTCGATAATCTGCTATTTGTTTTTCCTGACTTTGCTCCACTGAATGTCATATCAGTAACTGTAAACTGAACATCTAACGTAAGAGCTGTATTTGTTGACCAATCTAAGCCTAATGCTCCAATAGATACTGGCCATACTCCTTGTAGTTTAGTTTCATAATATACGTCAGGATAAGAATCCGTTGAATAATGTTTAATAATCATATCACACGCAAAGTCTTTCTTAAATCCAACTTCATGTGGAAGTTTACCATTAACTTCGGCAAATTGATCATTACCTTTATTATAATTTACAATGTTTTGAGCCCAAGCATGAAAGAACCTTAAAACATGATGATCAGAATCAACAAAGAAAGATGCCGTCATAGGACCTGGATTCTGAACTCTTGTTGGGTGCTTCTTTTTCATCTGTCCCGTATATGCTATTTCAGATGTATTAATAGCAATCGCAGGCAAATCAATTTTATAACAAAAGAAAGTAAACGTATGACTCATATTAAAAGCATTATTTTCTGGTATTCTTGCTTGAAGCTCTGGCGGTAGTGTTACTTGAACAGAAAATAGATTTGCCATAGCTGGCCCGCCATATCTATCGAACTGACTTTTAAATTCACTAATGTTAAATGGCATTTATTAATTCCCCGCTACGATCTTTCTTGAGTCTGCCCAAACTTTTGATGACCCAGCTTTTTGGAAACTTTGTACTGGTAGGAATAATGCTGTATCCCATTCTGCTGAATTGATTTTAACAAACTTAGATCTTACGTGCTTTGCCAAATACATTTTAACACAAGGCGCAAAGAACTTCATATTGGCAGCACTATTTAAAATATTGTAGTTAATATTCAATGCTGTATTCTCATCATATCTTTTGTCTGATACAGTTGTATAGAGAGCATCCATTAATTGGGCTCTCATCTTTGGTGGTAAGTAATGCATGTTCAATCCAAGTATACCACCCTTTACTTTATTTATTGGAAATATGCAAGGGAATGTGTCGTAATATGGTAAAGTAGATTTATGTTTAGGATCATACCTAAAAAAGTACATTGATCCGTAAACAGAATCACCGCGTAACGTAGCTTTATTTCTTCCTTTATCAGCATTACCTACAATCTCATCTTCTGTAATTCTTTTGCCCGCTGCCGACAATGCTTGTTTGCGGTACCATTCCCTAGCACTCTGTGTTCTAGCAGGCACTTGACCTGATGTTATTCCTTTTACTAGAATATCTGAGAATAAGCTTGCCACTTAACGTGCTCCTGGTATATGTTTTTCTGTCATTATTGTCCACTGCCATCCGCGGTCAGCACAAAAGTTCTTTGCTGCTTTCCATTTTGCTTCGTTAACACCCCATGTCTTAACTTCATTTAAATATCTTCTTGATATTCTACCTGTCTTTGTATTGTTCTTATTTTTAATATCAGGCGGTCTACATTGACTACTTGGTTTAATCTCAATCATAATTGTTTGAGGTTGCCCTGCGCCATCTCTTTTATGTACAACCACATCTGGATAATACCTATGTATCTTCCCGTCAATCGGCGATCTATATGGAACAATCACTTCTTCGGATTGCCACCATATTACATCTGGGTGAGAATCCATCCATTTAAATACTTTAAACTCCCACAAAGACCTATAAGTAATTTTTGTAGGGTCACCTTTATACTTGGTCGGATTTGTTGGTCTAAATTTACCTTTATATGCCACAGTATACTTTCCAATTTTTATTATAAATAATTGCATTAGCCGTACATATATTTATTATAATTATACGGAGACAGCAAAGGAAATAAACAATGGCAAGACCAACTAGAGAACAAAGAGACAAAAACCGAGGTGATACTGAACGCCTCTTCTTTCCTGAAGGCGGGTTTCCACACGGCATTCAATTAATATTTAAGAAGTATGATTATAAAAACCTAGTGTTGGGCGCGCAGGGTGTAAGATCTAAGAGTCAATTTTCGAGTGCTGAAGAAACTGGTATACTGGCTGTTGAACTTCCAATGCCTAGTACATTAACAGATGCGACTGGTCTTCAAGTAAATGGATTTGAAAGAACTTTCTTAGAATCGTTTATTGCTGATACATTGGCTCCTGCATTTGGTGGCAGCGTTGGTGACATCGCTAAAGATCTGTTTGGGTTAGGCGAAAGCGCTATGAAAGGTGGCATTGACGCTGCATTTGGAGATCTTGATGCTAAAACAGATGCGCAAAAATCCGCGGCCTCTCAAGGTTCTAAGATAGCGTCGTTCATGGCAAAAAATATTGTAGGTAATGTTGCTCCTGGAATAGGTAAAGCATTAGCTGCTGCTAGAGGAACTGCAATTAACCCACAAGCAACACTTTCTTTCGAAGGAGTGAACTTAAGAAGCTTTCAATTAGATTGGACACTATATCCTGAAAGTAAAGAAGAAGCAGCAACTATTAAAAAAATCATAAGATCAATAAAAAGAAACATATTACCAAAAATACAGAGTATAGATGGCGGTGTCATTGAAGGTGGACTTGGAGCAGGTACAATAGGAGGTAACTCATTATCTCGAGCCTTTTTAGAATATCCTGCGACTGTTAGCATTAATCTATTAGGTATTGATGAATCTCACTTCCTTAGATTTAAACCATGTATGGTCGATAGTTTCAATGTTGACTATGGAGCAAGCGGTGAAATTGTTATTGCTGAAGGTGGTGTACCTCAGGGTATTAAACTTGCTATGGGATTTAAGGAACTTGAAATACAAACGGCTGAAGATTATGAAGGAGATGACCTCTAATGTCAACCAAATATTTTGAACATTTTCCAATTATAGAATACCAAGGAAGAAAGGTTAGAGATATATCTCGACGAGCTTCATTCGTAAGAGCAGTTGCAAATAACCCTTATCTTTATTATTCTTATACAGTTACCGAAGGCGAGAGGGCAGAAGATATTGCATTATCGTATTACGGTTCTGTTGATTATATTTGGCTAGTGTACATGGCAAACAATATCATAGATCCTTATTACGAATGGCCAATGGATGCTCAAACGTTTAACGACTATATGGTCGATAAATATCAAGCGCAGTCTGGCAGGATTGGAGAAGATGTTCTTGATTGGACCAAAGACGAAACTATTGATGAAAACATTATATATTATGTTAAAACAGTTTAGGAAATAACAAATGGCAATTGATAATATTATCTTAGCACCAGAATCATTCAGAACAATTTATCTTCGTAAAGAAGATCGCGTGATTCTGCGTACTGAACGTGGACAGAAGATAATCATTAAAAGAATCATCCCAGAAGATTGGGTTCCTTATCGCATCTTTGAATATGAAGAACAACTTAATGATAACAAAAAAGAAATCTTTTTATTCGATAATGCGTTCCTAGGTCAATTATCACGTGAATTCAAAAACTCGGTAAGTACTGAATAATGGCTGATTCCTTTAATCCTTCTCATTGTACTATAGAAAGTGCTATGATTAAATCAGTAGACAATAGAGACGTTTCTATTACTGCTTTGATATATGCATTTAATCTAAAGCAGTCAATCTATAGCTCTTCTTTTACCGGAACACTTAAGGTGTTAGACCAAGTCGGAACATTACATGATTTCCCATTGAGAGCAGAAGAAGAATTAGAATTAATAATTAAAGGACACGATCTGCAAACAGAATTAAACATCAAAGGCCAAATAATTAAAATTGATGGCCTAAGTAAAAATGATCTAGGTGATGGTTATTTTTATACATTACATTTTGTAAGTAGAACAACATTTAGGGCAGGAATACAGAGTGTGATCACCGCCTTTACAAATATATCAGGATCTTATGCGGCTAAAGAATTATTTAAAAAGTATTTTAATCAAAATAAAGAATTAAGCGCTGCAACGTTAGTTGGTGAAATGCCTGATAACTCTTCAGGTTTACAATTAAGTTCAAATAAAGGAAGAGCGTTTTATATTGAAGAGTCTGATGGTCAGATGAGAACGATCATTCCTGATTATACTCCATCTCAAGCAATGAACTTCCTAGCAAGTAAATCAAAAGCAGGAGCACAATCTCCTTCAAACATGTTTCGTTTCTTTGAAACTTTTGATGGTTACTATTGGGTAACTGATGAATGGTTATTAAAAAGAGCAATAAAGAATAAAAGTAAGATTAAAGACTTTTACTATTTAAGCTTTTCAGAACAAAATGCTTCACAGTATGCTGAGATAATGGTAAGAAATGTTGTATCTTTTGAAAACTCAAATCATGTTGATACAGGAGCTGACATCGATAGTGGTGCTTATAAGAACACAGTAATGGAAATTGATTTTGTGAATCATAAAAGAACTGTTTATAACTTTGATTATGAAAAGGCAAAAAAGAAATACATTAGTATGACAGGGCAACCAAGAACATCAAACGTTGGAGCAGTACATTCGGATAAGTTTATTACTAAAACGTTTGACGATAGTAACAAAAACGCAAGACAATTTATTGTGTACCGTGATTGGCAGCCTGATGGAGTTACTTCAGTCCCAGGTCAAGTACTTCGTCCACCACAGAACATGGTTGAGATTATTCAAAACAGAGTTGCTTATAATTACCATTTAAATAATTCAACAGTTTCTATGGGTATTGAAGGTAGGATAGATTTGGTACCAGGTGATGTGATTAATCTAATTACACAAGAACCTAACATTTCGTTAGAAAATAAACAAAATGAAAGATTGAGTGGCAAATATTTAATTGCTAGTGTTGACCACTCAATGGACCAAAACACTCTGAGGACTCAGGTTGAAGCAATAAAATATGGTTGGCAGAAAGGTGATATATGATTGATGGTTCAGGAATAAGTAATCCGTTCTTCTTCATTGGTATGGTTGAAGGCAATGTCGATGAAACACACGAAGGTCGAGTAAGAGTTCGAGCATTTGGTGTACACGGAACAAATGCAGAAATTGCGACAACAGATTTGCCTTGGGCAATGTGTGCGGCAGGTAATTACGATCCAAATAATCCGCCTCCGGCATTAGGATCTTATGTATACGGCATGTTCTTAGACGGTAAGATGGCTCAACATCCAATCATATTAGGTTTATTGCCTGGTATGTATAATACAGAATCAGATCCAACTAAAGACGGCGAAGGTGTTATTCCTGAAAAGAATGGCGATCTATTGGCAAGAGGTTATACTCCAAATGATTTCAACGCAGGCGGCGGACCTGACCGATTGGCAAGAGGAGAGTTATTAAATGAAACTTATCTATTACAACAAGCAGCCAATCGTACGCATGATCAAAAGATTGCTGATACAGATGAAACATGGTCCGAACCTCCACCAGCTTATGCAGCTAAATATCCATTTAATAGAGTAATTAAATCAGGAAGACATAGTATTGAATTAGATGATTCTCCTGGTGCAGAAAGAATTATGATTCACCATGATAGTGGTGCATACATCCAAATAGATTCAAAAGGTACAGTTTCTGAAAAAGCTGCGGCGGATCGTTATGAAATTAATATCGGAACAAAACATGAATCATCAGGACATAGTGTAGTTACAATTAATGGTAATGCTCATGTTTATGTAAAAGGAAATAAAACCGAGGAAATAGAAGGCGATTATAAATTACTTGTACATGGTCACGCAG